ATGAATATTATTCATGAGATTCTCAGAAAACACTGGGGATATGAATCATTTCGTCCATGCCAAGAAGATATAATAACATCTATCCTCAATGGGAATGACACCTTAGGGTTACTTCCAACAGGTGGAGGTAAATCTATAACATTCCAAGTCCCGGCATTAGTCTTTGATGGTTTAACTATTGTTATAACTCCTCTCATTTCGTTAATGAAAGACCAAGTTGACAATCTTCGTCAACTTGGCATCAAGGCTGTATATATTCACTCCGGACTCACAAAATCAGAACATCGGTTAGCAATAGACAAATGCCGTTTGGGAAAGGTAAAGCTACTCTATCTCTCACCAGAAAAGCTTCAATCTACAAGCATGATTAATTATTTAAGATTAATGGATGTAAAATTAATCGTTGTTGATGAAGCACATTGCATTTCTCAATGGGGGTATGACTTCAGACCATCATACCTCAACATTAATACCATCAGAAAATTATTCCCGGTGGCACCGATTCTCGCCCTAACAGCCTCTGCAACACCCGAAGTAGTCGATGATATAATGTCGAAACTTGAATTTCGCCAACGAAATATTTTTGCAAAAAGTTTCTCTCGCAATAATCTTTCATATCTTGTAAGAGAAGGAGAACACAAAGAAGGTCAACTAATTAAAATACTTAAAGCCACATCGGGGAGCGCAATTGTATATGTGAGATCTCGACGTCGCACTCGCGAAATTGCCGAAATTCTTTATAAAGAAGGTATCTCTGCTGATTTTTATCACGCAGGATTAGCATCTGAAGACAAAAACGAGAAACAAAACAAGTGGAAAAGTGACCAATGTAGGGTAATGGTAGCGACAAACGCCTTTGGCATGGGAATCGACAAACCCAATGTGCGCACAGTCATTCACTATGATCTACCTTCATCACTTGAAGAATATTACCAAGAAGCCGGACGCGCCGGTAGAGATGGCAAGCCTGCATTTGCAGTGCTATTAGTCGCAAAATATGACAAAGCGACACTTAGCAGACGTATCAGCGAAAAATTTCCCGACAAAGATTTTATAAAACGCGTATATGATCTTTTAGGAAATTTTCTTGAAGTAGCGATTGGGAGTGGCTACAACCAAGTGTATGAATTTAATTTCAACTTATTTTGTAAGCGTTTTAACCTTCCCCCTATTTCAACCCATAGCGCTCTTAAAATCCTTTCTCAAGCTCAATATATCGATTTCATCGAAGAAATCAACACTAGTTCGAGAACTATGGTTCTTCTAAATAAAGAAGAATTATATTCTTTAAAACTTGAACCAAATATCGATAATGTATTTCAATCCTTACTTCGCTCATACTCCGGTCTTTTCGCCGATTATGTATTTATTAATGAAATGCTATTAGCTAATCGTCTCAATTGCAGCGAACAAAACATATATAACGCCTTATTGGCTTTAACCCGACTACATGCCATTCACTATGTGCCTCGCAAATCTTCACCTTATATCGTTTACACAACATCAAGGGAACTCCCTAAACATATACTTTTACCTAAAGATATATATGAGCATCAGCGTGATAGATTAATAAAGCGCATTGAGGCGATGAAACGTTTTGCATTTACAAATGATGAATGTAGAGTAAATTCAATGTTACAATATTTCGGAGAACTACCAACTGCTTCTTGCGGAAAATGTGATTATTGCCGTGAGGCAAAGAAACACTCTTCTTCAACAACCGAAACCGAACGATTAAGAGAATCAATTATCTATATGGCCTCACAACCTGACGGACACAAAATTTCACATTTTATTTCTCATGCCAATGCTTCTCAATACGACACAATAGATATGATTCGGACTCTACTTGATGAAGGTGTTATTAAAATTATCAACGACGATACTATAGTCATTGCACATTAGTCCTTTCATATTCCCTATAACAATATTCTCTTTTTATCAATTTAAACCCAATTTCATTCAACATATCGTCCATTGGTGTATTATAATATAGATGACTTCTATTTATCACATATACACGTTTAATTGTTGAAATTCGATCTAAATACTTTTTTGTTGAAGATATATATTTTTCATCTTCTAAAATTCCAAAAAAATCATGACGCGCATAATGAGCCCTACAATCTAATATATATTCAAACATTTGACGACCGAAACCAACAAATAACACATCGTCAGTCGTAGAATTGCATTCTTTTTCATAAACATAATTTAGCAACTCTTTATTCTCATCTGTAGTGTATATTCCATTTAAAAATGGCACATCTAATAATGCTGTTGTTTTAGACAACCCTTCATCATTAAACAATTTTTTAATCTTATTATATGGAAAGAACACAAATAATGTTACCAACAAAATTATTAATGTATCTTTTATTATTTTTGTGATATATGGCAAAAACAACGTTAACAAATATATTATAGAGGAGATATTCGCCATTTTAAACCAACCGGTATTACTTCCCACAGCCGGCACTATTGAACATAAAAAAACCACCAACAATATTTTTTTTACAATTTTAGAATTTTCTCCTATTAAATTTTTATACAATATATATAACATTATCAACAAATAAAGCGATGTATAGAGATTATTTGTCATAATGTTAAGGTGTTCATATTGATATAATATCAATAGAAATAATGATGTCCAAAACACCATAACTAAATATCGTCCTTTTGAATATCTCAAATTACCACCAATTTGTATAAGAAGATACAAAGACAGATAAGCCATTATTATTATCCCCATAAAACATATATATGGAATAATATCTTTAATATAAATTTTCAGTAAACCTATAAACTCATGACCATTTGACACTCCCCATTCTTGCCATGCGATAATATATGAATTTAGATCTACGTAAATATAAATTATTACCAAATACATTGTAATACACATCGAAATGAAGAATAATATGGTATATTTTAGCTTGATATTTATCGTCTCATTATTTACGCATATCACACACATTACAATCGGGATTAATACCGCATTGGGGAACCTTGACAAAATAGCCAATGCAACAAATACTCCCAATAACAAATATCCAACAATCAATTTTCTACCCTTAACAATAAATAGCATAATTATTGTTGATAATGCTATAAACAAATTACTCAATATATCCCACCCTACAAGTATCGTTTTTAGTTGAATAGCACTCATAAAAAATAAAGCCATTCCACCTACACAAATAGTATCCCATATATTACGATGCTTATTATAAAAATATAATATATATAATCGCAAAAACGAAACGTACAATTTTTCAAAACGAAACGTACAATTTTCTCACTTTTCGCATCCTCAAATACACACAATTTGAAAGGCATTTAATCGCTATTTGAACAGTAATTAAAAGCCTTTTATTTTTGCCCCAAAATTCACTTAAAAATGTGCGTTAGACACTAATTTTCAATCGGTTTTATTTGGTAGTTTCATTAATTTTTTTTACCTTTGTATAGTAGATTAAGATATTAATTTACCTATTTGCATTCTATTTCAAAACAGAATTGCAATCGAAAAATTGGTCTTTGATCAAGGTTGGTTTTTCTTTTTTTGCTTCCCCAAGCATTTTTAATTGAGTGTTTAAGTTGCCGCTTTTACACTCTTTTTTTACTCTTTCACCAACATAATATCAGTAAATGAGCTTTGATAGTTTAGCCTGTTTTGTTGCAAACGTTTTTCCACGCCTTCAAAAGGGTTTCCAATATCCATATTTTCCTTTATCCATTCGCAAAGTTCTATTAACTGCGACTTGTTACTTGTAAAATAGATATATTTTGTTCCGACAAGCACTTTCAATACATCAAGATATTCCGACAAACCCCAATAACTTTTGTAAGAGCCACAATCTGTCGAAAGGTAAGGCGGATCAATAAGGAATAAAACACGTTTATTGCCTTTGTACTCATTAAATAGTTCCTTATAATCTTTGTGAGTTATTTCTAATCCATCTAAATAGCCATCAACACAATAATCATTCTGTTTCACGCAATTATACATCGCGTGCTTCGACAACTCTGCAAAACTATCCGCCCACTTTCCACTGAATAATAACGATGAGCCTAATGTCAAATAATCGACATAACTTTTCCCTGCATATTCGGCAATCACCTCAAGTATTTTGCCACGTATAGCATCAGGGATGCGTTTGTCTGCAGGAACATCTTTCACCATCTTTCGCAGCCGCGCCAAAATATCATTGGTCGTGGCAATATTTTCAAGCCTCTCACAATAGTTGTCATAATCGTTGTAAATTACGTTCAGTTCCGGGCGTTCTCGCTTCACTGTATGGGCAAGCAAACCACTTCCACCAAATAAATCTACGACAATATCAATATCATTGAAACGAGCAATAACATTTCGCAAGTCGTTCAAAAAACGGCGTTTCTGCCCCTGAAATGGCAATGGTGCAGACTTATATACCTTTTCACACATTCAGTTCAAATTTTACGTTCTCCTCGCCGGCAAGAAGCCTGCGTGTATTTATTTCATTACTCTCATAGATATGCACATTGCCGAAATTTATTGTTATCGTTTTCAATGGCAAATCAATCTGTCGGCTTATTAAATATAGGTGGTAAATATCAGCCGGAAGCCCAAGATTAGCATCAGAGCTGCGTTGATATGCCGATACGACCAATTCCCCATTGTCAATCTGAAATTGCACAAGGCTTAGGCAAGGCATTTGATTACTCTCCACGCCCGTCTCCCCAAGAAACAACACATAATTCTTGCTGTTACGCTTCTCTCTGTTGATTTTGTCAATCAATGGTGGCAATTTTTCAAAATAAGTAGGATAGGAGTTTACCAATATCGAACCGCAATAATCCCACCAATTTATACCGGCTTCCCTATACTTCTCGACATTTCGCTCACCCTCCATAAATAGGTTTAGTTCACTACGCAACTTCTTTCTCGCTATACCGTGGCTCTCAAATATATCCAAGAGATCGGCAGGAGTCAGAGTAATCTGTTCGTTTAGTAGGTATCTTATACCACCTTTCTTGTTTTGCTGTGTTTTGTCCGATTTTAGGACCTTTTCAAGCATCAAATAATACTTATTCATTCATAAAATACAATTTAATTGGTTTATAAAATAGGGATTACCCCAAAAATTTGTAACTTTGCACCATCTCACCTAACATACTATTTGCGTAAGCAAACACAAGAACGCCATCACGCGGTCAAAAGGCATCAAAGCCTCCGACCATGCGTGATGGCGCATCTTGTGTTAGTATGTTGGGTGAGATCTTCTACTAACAGGTTGGGGGCTTTATTTTTTCTGCCGCCCCCTTAATGCAGGTTCGGTTATATCTTACAATTATTTCCTCCTATTGATTCCACCTCCTTAAATGAATTTACATTTGCAATATCTCCTTTTATTGAGGTATTACGAATATTTACCCCATCAAGAGCTGCACGTTTAGAGTAAATAGCATTGCCCCCATGCCCGATTATAGTGCATCTATCAAGCTCCGAGGTGTTATAGATTGTATCAATCAACACCCCATCACCCTCAATATTGCTCTCAAACGATACATCTCGCATAACTCCTTTTGAGTTGCGAAGCAAGCGCAAACCATGACCGCCTTCAGCCGCATATTGATATACAAATTGCAACTTCAACGTGTCATCTGCAACTGCAATTTCATTGCCGTTTGCGTCTTGCCATAATACCGTTAATTCTTCTCCTGGTTCAATAATGACCTCTGCTGCATCTGGATAAGTCAGAGCTGACATTCCTACGTTAACTGCACTCTTATCAATAATTTTTGTTCCATCGGCTTTTAATAAGCTGAATGTTGTGCCTATAGGCGTATTATTCTCAGTTATATTGGCCGTTGTCAACCATGTTACACATTGCTTTATCACGCATTTTGCATCGGGCGAAAAAACAAATTTCATGCGATACCCTGAATTTTTCTCGAATGTTACAGCCATAGCATTATTAGCGACCCCATAGTACCCACCGAGCACCAACGGGTTGGCTTGGTCTGCAATGTCAAGCCCAACCGACTCTTTCCCCTGGCCACCATATCCTACGCAATTGATAAGTCTTGGTTGTGATTTGTGCCATGCCGAAATGCCCGAACCTTTGTCCGCGCTACCCGCATAGCCTACGCAGTTGTGGCATTCCGCTTGTGTCATTGATTGAAATCTAATGCCACAACACTCACCGTTTGAGTCGTCAATCGTGTATGGAGAACCATACCCCACACAATTGAACAATGTTGGCTTTGAATACCTATGGCAAATAATACCGTGACTTCTTTCTCCCATACCTCCGCCATATCCGATACAGTTATATAGTTTAGGGGAGCCTGCCACAATATAGAACCCTCGTGTGTTCATAAATCCGTATGGTGAACCAATGCCTACACAATTAACCAATCGCGTTTTACAAGCATCATCAAAATTATTACAGAATATAACCATACCATGTCGTCGAGCTCCGTTTTTGTCGTCAGATCCAGACGGAGTGTTTGCTGGCACAAATTCCGTTGCTGATTTAGTGCGATTTTCAAACGTACAATTAATTAAAGTAACATAATCGCTTCTCAACTCTACGCATGGGAAATTCCAAGCGTTTACAGTCCCTGTTCTCAAAAAATGCAGGTCTCGATATGTCGAATGGTTGTAATCACCATACCACTGCGCTACTCCTGGATTAGTCACTGCGTTGTCTAATATCACAGCGCATGGATATGCTGATTCACCTACAGCGTTATTATCCTCATATTCAATCACAGCATTATGGCCAATAATATCAACATACTGCTTATTTAAATATAATCGTTTACCTATTTCCTCTTTCACATGACCGTACACATGTATTTCATATCGATTCGTTTCCAAAGGTAAAGGCGTCGATGATGATATTGACTCATAAGCCTTGAATACCGTTTCAAAATCCATCCCCTTGCCAACTGTAATAATATTGTTGCAAGTTTCTTGGTTTTGATGACAATATTTGCCACCGACCCAACAGTTAATTAACTTCACCGGTCTTTCTTTATATGAAGAAGTAATAAACGTACCGCCATGCTCTATCGCCAAATCCTTAAGCACAACATTTTTCACCACTCCAGCGTATGCCTCTTGCACAAACACATCATTGGTGGAGCCTGTCCTGCTGATAATAGTCGCTTTCCCTTGCCCCTCAATAGTGATATTGGGGGTAAACAACCCCAAGCCCTCACCGGCTACACTCTCATATCTGCCCGCTTCAAGCATTATCTTCCCTCCATCGGGAAGTTTGTTCATTGCTGTTTGTATCCCCTTGATTCCCGCCGAGGGTTTAACGGCAATCACTTTCGCAACATCATCTTTCCCGGCATACATATTTACCACCTCGCCGGCAATCTTTACATTCTCATACACAATGCCACTCCCATTAGTGTCTTTAACCCCAAGGGATAGCGACAGATTGCGAAGCATACAGCCATGTGACGACAACTGTATATTAGCGGTTGCGACATCCGATTTTGTGGTAATTCGTGTTCCATAACCCACACCTTGCAATATGACATTTGGTTTGGTCATATACACACGTTCCGTCAGCAACACATTATCAGTCTCGCCATCAACAACTGGCGCTGAATATGTTCCGCTCATCAGCTGAACCGTCCCCCCATTTTCCCCAAGGCGGTTTATCGCCTGGCGTATCGCAGAGTAACCACCGGTCTCATCTGTTGCCACAATATCCGCACATCGTTTCTCATCCTCCGTTGAGTCATACGCTGCAACAACAACACTCACCGAACGGCGCACCGTGTCTATATCAACCCATTTGCTGCCGGTAGCATACCAGTCTGCACTTCCGGTTCCGATAAATCGCTTCAACAACCATTCACCCACACCCGTCTGGCATGTAACAATCACCCCGGGGCGTTTATGGCAATTAGGTACCCATCTGATTGCATCAGTCAAATCACTAAAATATTCACCTTCAGCAAGACTCTTGAAATCATGAATATTTATAACGTATGGGAACTCGCGCAACCAATAATTATTGTTACTCCAATCCCTCTCCGTACTCAAATCAAGCGCACCGCTACCAACAAACCGTTCCACTACATGAACACCGTCCCCCGTCTGGTAGGTTATCGTTAGCCCCTTACGTCTCGCCGCATGAGGCACAGAATTACGCGCACTCGCCGAGTTATGATATTCACTTGCTACCGCAGGATAATATCTGTCAACATCAAAGAGCCCCACATCTGCTTTCCTTGTATATTCCTCCCTTGCCCCCGATTTGGTCAGATAGCCACTCAAATCCGGCACCTCAACGCCTTCAACGGTAGGCAACGTAATATCCCCACCTCCAAGCAACGAATGACCATTAATCGTCTTTATTGTCTCCCCATCGACAAGCTTCGCCTGTTTTCCTTGAGTCAACCCCACAATTAATGAATGCAGCACCTTGGAATAAGAATCCAATCCATTAATCGTATTTTCCAAACCGCTCAGAATCTTAGCGCTTGCCGCTCCTATGTTTTCTCGGGCAATCTCCTGTTCCGCTTCAGTTAGTACCTGTTTAACTTTCAGCAAACTCTCCGAATATGGCTCCCTGAAATCCTCCCAATCATAGTGTTCCCCGCCATAACCCGAAACAAGATACCTGCGGCTGTATGCTTTCGAATAAACATTCCCTTCTGTCACAACTTGAACATCTTCCGTCACTATCTTCATGCCCGAAAATACACTGCCTCCTGCCCATCGCAATATCTCACCCATAGGGTAATCCCGGGTACGCAAAAAAACATAACCCTCCTTGCGCTCCGTGCCCTCTGCATTCAGTTCACAACCACTCAGAATTATCTTATCACCGGCGATATTACCAAGCAACTCTACCAACCGTGTATTTGTCTGCAACGCCTCAAGCGTGCCACAATCAAGCGGGAAACTGTTATCAGCTTGACCTCCGTAATTTCCTATTACCTTATCCATCTTTACATATAATTTATTTTATACCTCTTCGAGGCAAGTTTATACTCATTTATAATCGCTTTTATACGCAATTCTTTTTCCTTCAATTCCATGGGAACATTTACCTCAAAATCCCATTTATCCAACGACGGGCTGTGCCTCTCCCTTACCATTCGAGGCAATAACACATTTTGACCATCACCCCTCGCATATACAAATAAATATCTGTTTGCATCATCGCCTTTTGCATCAACTATTGTTATTCGGCGTTCATCCGCATCAAACTCATCATTCAGCAACCCGCGCAACCGGCACACCTGTCCGTTATAACTCATTCGATATTCTTGCTTCGCTTTATAATTCTTCACCTCTGCCGGCAGTCCGGCTATTGGTTCTGTCAAGGCCCTAATCAATGCCAATAACCCTGCATTGCGCCATCGCATCGGCAATAGCAGTTTTATTAATCTCTTTATATCAACATCATAAATACTTTCCATAAGGCTTCATATTTATATTCACTCCTTCCACCTTGAAATAGCCACTCACCGGATAGGCAAGACCTATAATTGAGGCTCGCGAATCTTCATCAATCCCGCTCCATGAGTTTTTTAAATCCACAACCTTTACTCCTTGCACCCCCTGCAACTCATTAACAAGCCCCATATCATGATACTCACCATTAAACGGCAAATTCGCAACATAGCCCCTTATCCGTTCCTCTACATTCTTCCTTATTTCTTCTGCATCAAGATTTGCGTTATAATACACATCAACCTCGCAGCCAAAAACGTCCGCTTCCCGATTGATTATATTGATTAACACTCCAGCATCCTTCACCTCATTCATATAGTTGCGCAACATCATCTCCTCTTCTTCCCCCAGCCGTTGCCGGGTTCCATCGCCAGCCTCCCCGGCGACTTTAAGGATCAGAATACCCGTCTGAGCATCCTCTTCAACTGCCGCATATTTCACCACTCGGCATTCTGCAACATCTGCCTCACTCATTCCACTGGTGTCATACTCGTCGCTATCCATTTTAAGCTCCTTGTCTTTCATAAACATCAAAGCCTTTTCTCGATACCATCTCAAACCATGAGGTAATCGGGCGCTAAGCATATCGTCAACCTCTCGCTTGTGGGCATCCATCAATCCCTCCACCACATGGCAGCACACTGCAACTACCCACATCAGCACATTCTCCACACTCACTCTACCCATAACCTCATTCCATGGGGTACCAACAGTGAAGCCCCATATCCGTGCCGCATCCTCGTTTGCCATGAACGCACTCGTCATGCTTTCCTTGATTTCCTGTATCGTTCTCATATATTGATATATTTAATTCTCAATTTTCAATTTTCCTCTTCTGTGGCAAGACAAACACCCTCCACCGCATATCGCTCTACAACCGTCGCATCTGCCACCTCCACCGTCTCCAATTCCTCACCATCCTCAAGCGCTGCCGTCACACTCCGCCCATTCGCTATCGCCAAATCCATAAGCCCCTCAAGGCTCCCACTCGTCTCAATAGCCACATCAAGCAGCGTCTGTCTATCCTTCACCTTTACTGTTCCCATTATATTTCATTTATTGTGTGCCGAGGCTCTCGACTACTCGATTATTACCTCCCCATTATCTACCTTTACCCGCTCGCATTCCACTCCACAAGCTCGCAGCATTTTCTTCACCCGCCCGGGCCACATCACATCGACCACCCCGCCAAGCATCTGCATCGCCTCGCCACCTATCAATGGCGACTCCTTAAACTCGCCACGGTTAGCCACAAGCACCGCCTCCACCGTCTGGGCCTCCGTGTCTCCAACTACCAATCCGCCATTTTCAACCAATAGGTCGCCTGTTTCGCTGTCTATCAATATACCTTTCATTTTTTCGTTCCTATTTGTTTTAATTGGGTGTCAAGCCTCTTGACTTATTGCGTGCCGAGGCTCTCGGTCATTGCTTCACCTTTTCGTTTTCATAATCGCCTCGCGACACTTTCGTGTGCTTGCTCGTGATAGCCGGAACTGTTATAGGTGCCGCATTCGATTGGGCCGTGGCCGAACCGGCGACATTAACCGTTCCTGTCATCAATGTATGGGTATGGTTGTTGAACGCATCAATCAACTCGTTCAACTTACTCGTCAATTCCTCTACCTTAACCAGTCCACCCAGCTCGCCACCATTCAGCACAACGCCATCTTTCGTAAGCTCCGCGCTCGTTTCCTCGCCCACATCGATGCGCACTCGTTCCTCGTCAATCACCACACGACTGGTCTTGTCGCTCACCACAACCTCGATGCTCTCAATGTCATCCGTCATCAGCACAACACCGGCATTGCCGTCAGCCACGAAACCAACCACAACATAGCTCCCCACTCGGGGATATATTACAACTCCCCACTTGCTATCCTGGTTGGCCTGCAAGTTCACTCCAAGCAACGGAGCACCATCATCTATCGGAGTGCAATCAATCGTCCGGGCATCCTTATCTACCACGTCAACCGTGCATACCATGCTTACCGTTTGTCGCCCGCTCTGTGCCATTCTCCTTATCGCGTCTGCTATATTATTCATGATATTTCCTGATTTTATTCTCCTATTCTTGCTCCCAAAGTTATCTCCTGACGGAAACCTCCGGTGCCATATTTTATTACATTTTTCGCCACCTGATACACCCCCTTTTTTTCACCATCTATCTTTATCCCTATGGCGGTAAGTTTATCCACAAGTTTTGCCCCGAATGTCGTGAAACTGCCTTTCAAACCGTCGCGTTTCAACCGTTTTATCTCCTGTTCCGCCCACGCTTTGAGTTCGCTTTCCGTCTTGTTGTAGGTGTGCAGCGTGCGGTGTTCCCCGTCTGCATCGCCCACCTCAACCTTGATTTTCTTGTTGTTCGGCATCAACGATATTGCCTTCACGCGCAATCTTATATTTTCTGCCTGCTGCTGTTCCAGGCTCTGGTCGCTGATGATATTTACACCGGTCTCAAATACCTGTGTCGGGCTATCCTCTCTTTCAAACAGCACTCCGCAATACAACACCGGCTCACCATTTTCATACCTGAAAAAACTCCTGATGCCGTTCTCTCGCAAGTGACCTAACAAAGATGCTACCGTGTCGGCAGTCACGCGATACTGTCCCAAGCTCTGCTCTCCCATAACATTGAGCCGATAACTTATCCCCTGATCCTTGAGCAAGGTTTCAATCGTTACACTCTTATACGCCTTTTTTACCGTTGCCATTTGCTTCAACTTAAACATCTCGTCCTCGCATGTCAATACTATTGGAGTCTTAATACCCACATCGCGCACGTAGCCCGAGAACGCCAATTGAAAATCGTCATCATAGCCAAGCCACACCTTCACCCCATCTCCTCGACGCACAGGCATTTCAGCCACACCGTCCCATTTTATGCGTTTGGGCAGCGTGATTTTACACGTGTCGGTAAGCTGCTCCGTGTCAAGCGTGATTTCCACCTCCGTCACCTTGTCAAGCTTCCAACTTTTTGAGCCTGTTATCTCTATTTTTGCCGTTAGTCTATACATCGGTTAAATGATGTTTAATGGGTTTTAAACGCTGTTTAATAGTCCGTGCTGTAAATATTGTATTCCTCATCACTCTCTGCCGTGATGCTCACTGCCTGGTAATTGCTCGCCGTGTCCTGCGATACCGAAAAACTCTTCACTACAATGCTGGTTATATCGAACACTTCAAGAAACTCGCTGTGCACGCTTAAAGCCTCGTTGTCATCAAGGAACGCACGAAGCTCGCGCAACCCCTCTGCCGGATACTCATCGACTATCACACCATCGCGCACCGCAGCAACACCCACAACGATATTCACACTATAATCACCCGCACTGATATACTCCTTAACAGTCCCGTTCATCCCCACAATCTGCGTCGTAACGATATTCTTCGTCCGGCTCACCGACACAATTGCGTCATTCATCACAAGACGATCCTTCTTGCGGTTCTCTAAAGTCAGTTCACATAGCACATAACGGTCCTTCCAATAACTCTTGTCCGTTATCGGGCTCCTTTGCTCATTTGTCGTTATCTCATTCCCTCTCCCATCCCAGTTCGGGCTCTTTCCTGTCCTCGACGGCTTAAACCTATACAACGACCCCTTTACCTGCGTCGCTACGCCCGACGCCACAAATTGAAAACTTATTGGTGATATCATTATGCTAAATTTACATCGTTCAACGCTGACAGCAGGGCTTCGCTTACCATATCCTTGACACGCGAAATGTCTCCCTGCAGATTGGTGGTGTGTATCTCAAAGCGTTCAACAAGCTTCTCAATATTCACCGTTACATTCTTCACCTTGTCGCTGGTAGAAGCTGGTGCTGTTCCGACTGTCCCAAGTGTGCCGGCCGTCGGGTCAAGGGTTACAGGAGTTTCCGGGATTTCCACCTGCGGAATACCGGCAAGTACATCATCTTCCTTGTCTTTTTTCTCCTGCTCCTCTTTTGACGCAGCCATTTCGGCATTATAAGCATCATTAAAAGCCTTGCCTACCTGACTGCCATAGTCGGCAAAACCGCTTTTCATTCTATTAAGAGCCTCCTTAATACCGTCTCCATCAAGAGAGAACGCTGCCTTTATAAGATCGCCGATACCACCAAACACTTGTTTAGCCATCTCTCCAATACCTGTAAAAACAGTCTTGAACGAAGCCCACAAACCTTTGAGTACTGCACGAAATTTAGCAGAGGTATTCCAGAAGTATGCACCTATGGCAATAAGTGCTGCAATAGCAGCTGCAATCCAACCAATAATAGGGATATTCATTATTGCCACACTGACTGCACGACACGCAGTTGTTGCAGCCAACTTAAATGCTCCAAAAGCTCCGGATGCAATAGTCGCAAATGTCGCAGAGGTTGCACCACCTGTTACAAGAGACAGCACAAATGCACCTAAGGCTTTTAACCCTTGAAACAAACCTACCGTTGCAAAACGAACAACAGCCAAAGTTGCACGGGTTATATTGATAAGGAAACCATTAGAAGCAAACTGCCCTGTTATTAGTTCCCTGTTCATCATAAGCATCTGTATTCGGCTCGCATACAAAAAGCCCTTAATGCTTGACCACATTGACGCCCATTGCAAACCTTTTATCCAGGACATCATTTTACCCATAGCCATTAACAACGGGGTTATTTGAGCAAGTGGAGTGAGTATTCCCATTGCTGCACCGACCCAAATACCAAAGTCCCCTGTCATTTGGAAAAGGGATATTTTGAAGTCCTCTATCTTTTGGTTTATTCGTGCCTGGCGTTCTGCATAGCTATCCATTATAATAGCTGCCTGCTCCTCAGCCGATGCAGTTCCTGTGATTGCTGTTGTCAGTCGGCCCAGCTCATCACTGCCCTGCACCAATGCACGAGCTGCGTTCGCATTCTCCATACCGAAAAGTTTAGAGAACAGTGCAGCATCATTTAGCACCGGTTTAAGCATATCTAAACGGTCTTTAAGGCTCAGGCTGGTATCTGCAAGTTTAAGCACATCGATACCGGCAGCAGCAAGTTCCTCCTGTGTCTGTTTCGGCAAGAAACGACCTTGACCAAGTATTGCAAGAGTGTTACGCAATGCAACACCGCCCTCACTGCCTTTTTTACCCGCTTTATCCAAAACCTGAATAGCGGCATTGGTCTCCTCGAAGCTAACATTTGCAGCCTTTGCAGCCATACCGCATTGTTCCAAAGCAACCTTGATGGCTGGGAGCTCTGCACTTCCCTCTTGTCCGGCAGCAGCCATCACATTCATCATTTCAGCCATTTTCCGGCTGGCTTCAATTGGGTCATCAAGACTTACCCCGTACTGGTTCATAGCGGTTGTTAAAACTTCCGCAGCAGCGACTCCGTCATTACCCATAAGTTTGCTTGTTATCTGAATGCTGTTGCCCATAGCCTGCAAAGCTTCGGGAAATTTTCCAAGTTCCGGAGATAATTGCGAAAGCAAAAGTTTGTAACCCTCTACGGCAACACCGGCATCAGTACCGAATGCCTTTGCACTCTCACGAGCATACCCCTCAATCTTTTTAAGGTCTTCGCCTACCACACCGGCAACAGCACTGAGGTCGTGCATCTGGCTGTCAAGGGTTATTCCACTTGCGTTAAATGTTTTTACTGCACTGTCAATCTGTTCAAAAGCATTACGCGCCAAATCAACAACTGCAAGTGTAGAAGACAGTTTACCAACCCAATTATTGGCAGACTCAACCTTAGCGGAAAAATCGCCTGTTGCCTCCGTCATACCGTTAATTATGGCCGTATAATTGCCTCCTACATTAAAAATATAATCGAACAGTTGCATATTCTGAGATTTATTTGTTAATTTTGTAGCGCATAATAGTTTGCTATATGATAGATTTCTTTTTGCAAATAATAGTTTGGGGTGTATGTGCAGCGGTTGCGTTGGGCATAATCGGTCTTTTTGTTATGATGTTCCAAATTATTCTATCTGCTTTCACTGGCAAACAGCCAAAAGGAAACTCTTCAACAACGCCATGGTGGGTGTGGTGGTCTTCTTACCGCAATCATTGACCATTTTCCGAGCTGAACATTTTCGCCAACATTTCATTTAGGTTTTTCAACCTCCATTTTTCCAACCACAAGGCTTGCGCATAATTTTCTGCCCAATCCTCATAATCGCCAATGCTAGGGTCAATCCCTAAATTAGCCCGTATTAAGGCACAACCTTTTTCAAAACCGTCTTCGTTATCACTGTCTGAAAGTTGGTGTGCCTCTACAAGTTTTTTAGGCTTGAACGGCAACTATTAAGCATTGTGCCCAACTGTTTTGTTGCCTCCAAGAAAAGGACTGCATCAGTACGCATTGCAGGACTACCGCCCAGCCAACAGTTATCAAACAAAACTTCGGAACTTTTCAGTTCGTCAGTCTTTGCTATCTTTGAAACAGCAGACATTGTTTCAAGTCGGGGGCGGTGGAAATAGCCCACGTGTAAGTCCCCATCATCGACAACATCAATACGTACTACCTTGCCGTGCTTGCCTTTCCAAGCCTTGATTTGCTCCTCTGTAATTCCGCCGTCAAAAGTTTCACCTGTTCTTACTTCCTGTTCGTTTGTCTTGTTTTCCATATTGCTTTTTTATTATGTCCTCCCGATGCCATAAAGCACCGGGAAGACGGGTTGTTACTTATTCCATTCGATATGCGAGATTACAAGTTCGAGTTCTACCTCTTGACCTGTGTCGCCCTCTTTCCACTTACGGCTGTTCGCCTTAAATTGACAGTTGCGGATTTTATCCACTGTTACAATACCACTATCGGGTATATAGGTAACTGTAATATCAAAGGGTGCAATATCCTGCAATCTTCCAAATGGGGCTTGTCGTTGCAAAGCTTCGACTTCCTCCTGATAGAGGGTTATTTTCGCAGATGGGGTTATTCGCCCCTTTGCACGCCCTACGGGGTGGCGACCTGCGCCGTACTTGTTCACTACATCCTGATCATCGCCATACTCAATGCCTGTAATACCTGTAACAGGTACACCGCTAATGGCTGCTACTATGTCAGCCCAGGAGTATAGCATACCATTCACCAAAGGAATGCCGTTATTGATAATACTTGCCATTGTTATACTGATTTAGCAAAACCGATTCTTACTTTGATTTTACGCATTACACCAACAGCAACCTGCTTGATAACGATTTCTACCTCACTGGTGCTTAACACATCCTGTTCGGGATCAATCTCTACCTTATAGCCGCTCAGTTCGCCTGCTTTCTCCATATCTTCAAGGGCTTTGTTGGCCGTTGTTTCAAGGTGGGCAACACTGAACGCCTGCATCTTGCCTGTGCTTGCGTCTATATACACATTACCGCCAAGTTCTGGGGTCAAATAGGTACGAACACCACGCACCGCCTTATCCATTGTACGCACACTCTCAATCATTGCGTAGTCGCTGGTGGCAGCGTCCATCGTGTGGCTGTCGTTCACATAACTGCCCGACTGTCCGATTTGAGTAACAAGGAACATATAACGTGCTGCGTCTAACTGCTCAACAAGAGCACTGTCAAGGCTACGATAAAGAGTTCCGTCACCAAAAGCCGGCAAAGTTATGCCTGTGGGGAAGTTCTTAATCCAGCTTATAGACTGGTGTACCTTTGCTGCGGACAATAGGCCAAGCATTACACCAAGACACGAAACTGTCGATTTGACTGTCTTGTTTGCTTCCGCGGTGTAGAGCTCTGCACCTGTTCCGCTACCGGCTTGACCTATAACGACACTTTCACGGAACTGATTTGCTCCTGCTACATCAGTCGGGAGTTTTGTCACATCCTCCACTTTTGGTGCATATAGCACCGACAAAGGGGCATTTACCTTATCAAGAGCATCTGCCATTCCCTGAATAGCCACCACATCAGCAGCTGCGAAAGCTTTCTCTCCACACCAAACTCCCATCTGGCGAATACGACCACCGGCATAGTTCTGAATTGTCTTAATCTCAACAAAGGTGTAGGTGTCAGGCTTCGTAAACACTCCCAAATAAAGCGATATGGCAGGGTTGATGCGGAAAATCTCCGAAAGCTGCAAAGGCTGTTATTGAAAAGGTTTCTGCTGAGGAAATGAGAGCTAAACACATTCAGGATATAATAGCAGAACTTCCCGATACTTTGACACAAAGCGAAAAACAGGCTATTGCAGAGAACTGTCTTAAAATAGAACAGGCTCTCGGCATTATTAAGGGGAAACCTATGTCTGTTGAGGAAGCGGATAAACAAAATGCAAATCCGAACTATGGGAAAAGCAAAGGTTATGGCATAAATTGCCAAACCTGTACCCCCGCCTATGTTTTGCGTTCTCGTGGTTTTAACATCACTGCCAAAGAAAACAAATCAGGCTCTAAGCTTGATTATTTGAGCAGAGGATATAATGCTTGGGAAATATGGAAAAATCCAGATGGCACAAAAGCAACCCACACAAGTATCAACGACTGGCTTGCTCGTAAAAAATACAAACAAATGACACAAAAGAGGTGGTTGGAATTTTTTAATGAGACCTGCAAAGAGCCGGGCATATATGGACTAAGTATTGGTTGGAAAGGTGGAGGTGGTCACATGACCGTTCTACAACGCTTTGGAGACGGAGAATTACGATATATTGAGCCACAGCACGACAACTCAATAGGTTCCGGTAGAGAAAATAGAGACATCAATTATCTTGCCAGAATGGGTGCTTCTTCGCAACACGGTTGTCGCGGTATAATGAGAATTGATGATAAATTATTCGACACTCAATTCATCGAGATTTTCGACAAGTAAATTTACTATATCAAGGGCTTCAAAGCCTGTAATTTCAGTAACCTTGTCGTCTTTATGAATGTAAACAAACGGGAAACCGGTAGAACTATCATCAGGGAAATGGTACATATAAGCATCCGCCCCCTCGTACTTGCCAAGGAAGTCAACTTTGCCACCATAAGCCTTAATTAGTTCTTTGGCGGCGTCTTTGACTATTTGCGGAGTTTGCTTCATACGCCACAAAATTACAAAAATTATTTTGAATACAAGCACTTAACCCTAAAAAACAACAAAATGGCTGATATTTTAGACGGCGAACAGCTCAAACGCAACATTCTTTCAGATATGCGTGTGGAACTGACCGAGGAGTTCGACAAGAACTTTGAACGCAAAGCATTCTTTACCGACAAATGGAAAAAGCGAGCTAACCCCAACGCAAAAGGTACTTTGCTGATGGTTACAGGCACAATGAGGCGGTCCATCAAAAGCGAGGTGCGGGGTAATGGTGTCCGTTTTTCCTCCGCTGTTCCTTATGCTTCAATACACAATGAGGGTGGAACAGGAACAAAGCCGGTCAAAGCTCATATCCGTAGAGGCAAAAAGGGCAAAACGCATCAAGTAAAAGCCCATATGCGTAGATTTAAGATGCCACAGCGTCAATTTATCGGCGACGGCAAACGAACACAGGAGATTATAAAAGGGGTTATTTCCGACAACCTCAAAGATTTTAATGTTCAACTAACAAGAGTATTGAAAAAATGAGAATTATCGTGCAAACGAGTGAGTGGAAGTTTACTTACACTTGCAATGAGTGTAGCCGATAATCCGAATAAAAATTTTAATTTTTATGAGACTACAAATTTACAAGGCTATCTGTGGCAGGCTCACTGCACAGGTGCCAGACATTAAGCACATCGATCTTTGGAATAACAACATTGCCGTTCTTTCAGGGGGTGCAGTGTGGCCACGCCCTGCGGTGTTCATAGAATTTGAAACGATTGAGTGGAGACAGCAGCAGAACAGGGCACGAATGGCAGATATTGCCGTGCGACTCCACATTGTTACCGATGCAGTTTCCTACAATGGCAGCGCAGACCCGAAACAGGACACAGCACTGGCGTTCCTGGACCTGCTTAACAAAGTAAATGCAGCTATGCAAGGACTACGCGGGGAGAACTTTGCCGGATTTATGCTCACCACATCTGCCACCAATCACGACCATGCCGAACTGATTGAAAGCGTGGAACGCTACATAACCCGGGCTCAAGATACCTCCGCAATGCTTAACTCTCTGCAAAGGGTGAAAATAGATAATCTTAATATCAAAAACAACCCCGCAACCGATTAAGTCGCGGGGTCTTCGCTAAATAGGCGCAACTGCCTTGAATCTTCTTTCGCTTCCACCTTTTCTGGCTCTATGCCCAAATAATTCAGGTAGGTGCGATAACAACAACCATATTTCGGGAAAACATAGTGTCGCCACACTTGCTTGTAACATCGTCGGTTGTTGCCCGGTTCATAATGTTGCTCGGTGATAGCTTTTATCATGGCTACTCGCGACAACGTGCTTTTGTGGTGCTTTTGTTTCTCCATCTGCCAAATATTCATTATTTTTGCATTGTCCTTTTACATACAATGCTCCGGTTCTTGTTTCCATTCTTTGGCAGACGAAGCCGGGGCTTTTTTATTCGCGCTTGAACGGTGACAAATCTATCGTGGTCGTTATAGTCTTTTGCAACATTCCGCTACCTTCACACAACGGGCATTTTTCTTCTTTCGGCTTCGTGAGCTTGAAGATGTCCGCTTCCGGCCATACTGTTATTTTTCCTCGCCCGCCACACTTCCCACACACTTCTACCACTCGGTTGTATCGGTGGAAGATCTTTTGCTCTTTTGGTTGCTTTTCCATTAAACTACCTCCTCCCGTTTCGGTTCTACAAAAAATGTCTCATCCTGTGCCACCTGGATACCACACTTAGCCATTTGTTCTGGCATGTTTTTATAATCACGGTCTGCAAGCAGTTTGTCCTTGGCTATTTCTTCTGCCTGACGGATATATCCTGGAAGGAACTCTTTTACCAAGGTCAACGCACTTGCCCATGTAAACCCTTTCAAGGTCTTCAACTTCGGTGTCCCTGTACGGAAACCGATAGTGCCATGCACCATATCAAGGCTCTTTTTCTTTGTGAACAAGTCGCCTTTATTCTCACTGGCGTATGCCTGCAAGGTGTCAAACGCTGTTGCCTTTTGTCCCTCCAACTCTGCAAGCTTATCGGCATACTTCTCTCTGATTTTTACACATTGCAACTCTATATCGGCTGCAATCTTCGCAGCCTGGGCGTCAGCCATTGCGTATGTTGCCAATGCTTCGTCGGCGACTTCTCGGGTTACTCCACTGATAATTGTCTTCTTTTCTCTCTTTGCCATTGTTATAAAGTTTTGTGTTAAACGCTGTTTAACGGGTTATTTAATACTGTTATTCAAATTTATCTGCTATGCCATTTAGTGCCTCACTCGCTTTGTCATGGTCATTTAATATAGCATAAATTAATGCTATTATTAAACCCAACATTGGGTTCAATATCGCTTTGGCAAAAATAACAGGGGCTACCAATGCCACATAAAAAATGTTGGTAAAATACTTTGCTACTCTTTTTAAGTTCTCTTTCATTGTCTTAAATTTTATTGGTTGTCATTTTCGTAATCCTGCATTTCGCACTCATCTTCTACTAACAATGCTTCATATTGGGCATACGCCCAGTCGGCAAGCTCACTGAAAAACTCCGATCGTTCTGTTTCTGCCAACCATGTAGCCCCATCAAGGATCTCCACCTTCTTTTTGTTTAGAAATTCTTCTGTTACTTTTCTCATATTATTTGTTTTTAATAAGTGATTAAATATTGTTTATTATCTCTTTTATGCTTCTCCAATCGGTTTTATTACTCCAATAAAACCCGGTTTTCTTGTTTGCTTGAGTGCTGCTTCAACCCCCTCGGCATCTTTTACCTTGTTGTTGAATGTCGCAATAAGGTTGCGTAATCTCTCGCGGGGTATCTTGTTAAATTCCTCATACCCTGTTGCCCTGCAAGCAATGCCTTTGATGACGCTTGCATTACTCTCTTTACCTAC